GCGTTTGACCGCCGAAAACCACAAGAAAATGGGCCTGACCGGAAAGATGTTCCGGTCAGCAAAGCGGAAAGAAATTCCGGATCGGTCCGGAAAGAAATTCCGGTCAGAAAAGCCAACCAGATCGGAACACGTGTTCCGGACCGATCCGGAAGCTGCGTTCCGTTTCCTAAAGACACGATAATTCACGAAGAACCCCTAACCCCTTCGGGGGACGAGAAGGCTTTCGAAGAAATCTGGACTGCCTTTTCGAAGCTTCATGCGGCCAACAAGAACCAGAGCCGGATGAAGGGCAAGGCGAAAACCCTCAAGCTGTTTCTTCGCAAGGCCAAGGATGCCGGCGCCGACAAGATCCGCGCGGCCGCGCTGGCGACCGTTGCGCGGGAGCGGGCCAACAAGGGCGGGCAGTACCTTCCGGGCTTGGTCCTGTGGCTTAACGGAGAGGCATGGGACACGGGCGAACCGCTTTCGAAGCCGACCACCCTGACGGAAGAGGAAAAACTCTACGCGCTGGAAACATTCGGGCGTTGGGACGCCGATTGGGGGCCGCGACCGCAGGTTCGTGAGCGGGAGTTGTTCTCATGAAGGCCGATATCGATCACGTCCTGATGTTCATCCAGCCCGGGATCTACGGCGAACAGCTGGCCTTCATCGTCCACCGCGAGCTCAAGATCAGCATCGCCAGCGCGATGGAGCAGCTTAAGGACCGCGGCCGTTTCTATGCACCCGAAGGCGCTTCGGTTCCGTTCGACAAGTCGCGCCTCCGCAACTTCCGCGGGAGGGTCGCATGAGCAAATACGGCGCACGGAAGACCACGATCGACGGCATCGAATTCGACAGCGCAGGCGAGGCCAACCGCTTTGCCCAGCTCAAGCTCCTGGAGCGGGCGAGGGTGATTCTCAGCCTGTCCCGTCAGCCCAGGTTCATCCTGTGCGTCAACGGGCAGGAGGTCTGCGAGTACCGGGCGGACTTCGCCTACTTCGAAAACGGCCGGCAGGTGATCGAGGATTTTAAGGGCGTCCTGACCCCGGAGTTTCGTCTCAAGCGGAAACTGTTCAAGGCGCTTTACCCGGCGCTGGAGCTTCGCGTCACCAACCGCAAGGGCGAGGTCATGAACATCCGAACCCGCCGCGCATCGAGGAAAGCAGCATGATAGACTGGAACGACGATCGTGTCGCCACGCTCCGCAAGCTCTGGGCCGAGGGCCTGACCTGCCAACAGATTGGCCGCGTCATCGGCTGCACACGTAACGCCGTCATTGGCAAGGCGCACAGGCTTGGCCTGCCGGAGCGTGCGCCGAACATGTCGCGCGCACATCTCGCCAGCCGACTGGCGGCCCGCAAGACAGGGATGGGCAGGGGCAACAAGCTGGGCCGCCGCTCGTCTCCGATAACTCCCTACAAGCCGGTGATCAGGCCGCAGACCAACGTCTCGGTAATCGCGCTCAATGTGGGCCTTCTGGATCTTGTCCCTGGCATGTGCCGCTGGCCGGTCAACGATGACCGCCCCCACATGTTCTGCGCCCAGCCGTGGGACGGCGAGAACGGACCCTACTGCCGCGCTCATCATGCGCTGGCGCATACGGCCCAGCAGCCGAAGAAGAAGATCAAGCGCAAGCACAAGCCGGATGATCGTGCGTTCGAACGGTGGGCGGCATGAAACAGTGCCGAACCGAGCGTGACCGTTGCCGGCGCTTCGCTGATGTTCAGACCGCGCTGAACCAGGGCCATGGCTTCAAGTGGCTGGCGACGGAATGGAAGATCACGACGCCGGGCGCCTATTCGTGGTGCGACGATCATCTGGACATCGATACGATGCGCCGCCTGTCCGACTGGGGCAGGACGGTGAAAGCCTCGCCCAATCCGTGCCTCGATAACGAGTTGCGCATGGGCCTTATTGCTCTGGCCCGCGCCCAGCGCTGGCCGATGCAGGATATCGCCCACGGCATGGGCATCTCACCGAGCGCGCTTCATGCGTGGTGCAAGTCGCACGCGCCGCGCGGCATCGATGCTGCGATCCAGGATTTCGAAGCAGACACCCCCAGTAGCGTTTCCGCCGCTGAAGCGGCTTGAGAATTTGAAGGAACAGGAACAATGACTGAACTTGAAAAAGCAGAACATGACGTTGAGTTTGCTAAGCGCGCCGCAAATGTGGCCGACTGGAAAGCTCTGGAAGCCAAAGCCACATATACCCACTGCGTTGCGGAATCATACGAAGCGCAAGCAGAGCTTCAGGCTGCTCGCATCCGCCTTGCCGATGCCGAAAAGCGGAGCTTTGAAAAAGCACAATACGACCTCGCCATCTCAGCCCTCACCCAGAAGGATGAAGGTCTACTCGCTGACCAGCAGGACGTGTCGCCCCAAGAGAGCGCGCCTGACGCGCCAGAGGAAGAGGATGACGACGCCGTCGACTTTGCGCCAATGTCGGATTTCTCGCGCGGAGCACAGGACGCAATCGATGGAGAGCCGGAGCAGGCTCATCAACCGCCAGAATACTACAATGGCTATGAAGCGACAACGCAAAGCCTCGAAGCCCCCACCCAACCCGCAGACAGTGACGGCCCGGGCGATGACGCCCTGTTCGAGGATGAAGCGGCAACCGAAGAAGATTGGGAGCCAAGCGAGCAAATCTGGACAGTCGGAGGCGGAAGCTACACGACGGATCGGCCACCGCAGCGCGACGCCAGCCCAGCCATAGAGGAGCCTGAAGAGATCATCTCCGATCTAATCGGCGATCCAGCGATTGAGCCTGAGAGCGGGCTGCATGGAGAGGCAGCGGTTGATGACGCAGAACGCGCCGCTGACATTCACAAGGCCGAAGCCCTGAAGCAGGACCTGGGACCGCCCTACAGCGAGGAGGGGCCTGCGAAGGTCTTCAGCGCAGGCATCAACCGCGAGATCGACGCGAAGGCGGAGCGCAAGCCGTTCAAGATTCTGGGCGTTGAGATCGGCGGTTCCAAGGCCAAGACGGATGAGGAGCTGGTCTGATGCACGATCCGATGACCCAAGCCTTCAACATCCGGCTTCCGTGGCAGGAGAAGTATGCCTCATTCATCACGATCTGGCATGTCGATCCAGAGAAACCTGGAACGGGCAACCGCTCGGACGATTCATGCGGATGGTTTGACCGCACGCCGGGAGAATACGCCGACGCTGTGGCCTATCTGCTGAAGGATGAAGCCTTCATGCACGATGCGCGAGTGGCGCTGGAGCGGCGCGTGAGGACGCCATATCCCTTCTACGAAGGCATCTCGAAGGAGCAGCTATACGGCAAGCGCCTCTCGCCCGGCGATGCGCTCGCTCTGATCCTGATGGTGGCGACCTATCTTGAGCTTCGCCGCTGGTGGAATGGCGAGAAGGGCAACGGCGGCGCCCATGCAAACTGGTGGCTCAGGACATTCACACGCAAACGCAGCGTGGTCGAGTTCGCAACGACACTGGCGCTCAATCCGATCGATAACCTGTCGAGTATCGAGAGCCCGGAGGCTGTCGTTCGTCTGACAGCAGCTGCCCTCAACCGAGAGTTCCGGCCTTGGTACAAACACCCGCGCTGGCACTTCTGGCACTGGAAGTTTCAGGTCCACCCGCTTCAAAGCCTCAACCGTTGGCTGTTCAAGCGGTGTGCCACTTGCGGCAAGCGCCTTCGCTGGAACGAGGCTGCCTTCAGCAACGGCGGCGGTAGCATCATGCATGAGCAATGCACCCCGTGGCGTTCTGCAAAGCCTGCGCACGACCTGAAGGCCCATGAAGATTCAGCCTGTGGGAGCGTGCACTGATGCGTAGCTTCCTCCTCTTCACAGGCCTTGGCATCATCGCCCCCTCTTCAATCATCCTCTACGCCGCAACAACGCAGCACACTGTCACTGAACTCGCGTGGGGAGCAGGAGCCTTCATCGTAGCTGGCATCGTCCTGTTCATGCTCGGCCTTGCGCTGGGTGGAAGGAGGGAGCGCCAATGAGCTGGCTTGAAATTCTCGGATGGGGCTGTCTCGCCGCGCTGGTCTGCGCTGTCGTCGGCTGGCTCGTTCTCAACGGAAGCAAGGGGACGCGGGGATGAGTAGTCAGCAGATCGCCATGCTTTTCGTCAGCGTCTGGTTCGTCGGCATTTTCGTGACCGCCTACATCGTCGGGCGGTTCGGCTTTGATCGCGACACCGATGGCTGGCACTCGCCCGAGTTCGGCCGCATCACGGCAGGCGTATGGCCCTTTGTGATTGTGATACTGGCGTTGGTGTTTATCTGGCGCGCTCTGACATGGATCGTTGTCACGCCGATCACCATTGCCGTTGAGGCTGGCGAGAGGGGCAGGGCTCGCGCCAATCCCCCAAAGGCAAAGCCGTGACCATCACCCGCTTCACCCACCTATCCGCCTTCATCGCCATCATCATCACGCTTTCAATTGCAGCTTTCGCGTAGGAGCAGGAACACATGTCGGGGACTGGGGAAACAGTTCTATCGAACCGCCAGCGCAAGATCCTGGTCAAGCGCATCAAGGCCGAGCAGGCGGCAGCGCCACGGCCAGAACCTGGCCCAGTGCCGGAAGCCTATCAGGCTCCCAAGGTGGACGGGGAAACCGCCATCCACGTTACGGGCAAGTCGGGCAAGACCACCAGCATGAAGCTGTCCCGGCTGGAATACCTCCAAGCCCGCGGCGTCATCAATGGCAGGCAGTATTCGGCCGGCATCTGGTTCGCGGCGAGATGGCAGGGCTATTTCGCGCCAAGCTCTAGCTCCGGCATCGAGGATCAGGCGCCGGGCAGCATTCCGAGCGACCCGCTCGCCCGCTGGGCTAAGGGGCAACGCACGATGACGCCTCATGGAAAGCCCCGGACCCCGCCGCCGACCTTCCGCCCCCGCAAGCCGTCCGAGCCTCGCCGCGCCAGCGACGGCTTCAGCCACAAGCGGCTGGACTGCCTTCAGGCATGGATACGCGCCCGCCGCCTTGTCGATCACCTGCCAGCCTTCGACCGCAAGCTTCTCATCGCAGTGGCTGTGGATGGTCACACGTTGACCGATGGCGCGCGTATCGCCCTTGGCTCGGCAGAGAGAGCCGGACGCGCCGAACGACTCCACAGGCGCGCGCTGGAGGCCTTCTGGCGCATCCTCGACGCGATCGCGGACGAGATCGAACCAAGCGTGCAGAACCTGGAATGGGACAACGACGATCTCGAGCTTGCCGAGGCGAGCTGATCAACCAGTGGATGTCTCGCTCTGAAATTCGCATAGCTGTTGACGGGAATTGAAAATCAGCCCAAATTCCCACAATCACGAACACCCGCGCCCGCCCGGTTTCTCCGAGGCGGGCGCTTTCGTTTCGCTAGGGGCTCAAGCCCCACTAGCCAAAGAGCCGTCAGCTCCGCTTAGACGGGCGGGCTCACCCCATACCGGCGATCAGGAATCCCGATGCAATGGTTCGCCGCTAATGTCGGCCAGTACCTGATGCTGGCCGTGGTCATCGTTGCGGTGCTGATGTTTCTCTACGGCGCGTACCAGGGAATGAAACGGTAGGAAACTAGAGCCGGATCAAGGCTCTGAATCGGAGCGCCCATGGACAACCTAGCGCTCGCAATCACCTGCTTCATCCTCGCCATGGTGATCGTCTGGCTCATAGCCAGAAACCCCGAAGCGGTCCGGCACATGCTGGGCATTGCGGTGATCCGGGACCAGGACGAGATGGCGATCCGCAACGCTGTCTCAACGGCCTGCAAGGGGCTGGACGTCGCCAAGCTGAACATTGATGCGGCGGAGGATCTGATCCGCGAGACGGCCCGTCACGCCATCGCCCAGCACTTCGCCAACGTGAACCCGGGGCGCAAGTACGAGGTCACCAAAAGCTGGCCTGACGCCAAGGTGGTGATCTCGGGAAACATCGCCGTGGTCCGGCCCCTATTGGGACATGACTATATGGGTGACCACGACGGGATCAGGGCCGTCAATTTCGAGATTAATAGGGAACACAGGGTATTGCACCTAAGGCCGTGGGAACCACGGCAACGTGAGCAGGCACCAAACGGTAGTCCGGAAGAAAAGCGCGTCGCAGGCGAAAAGCCCCGACCCAAGCGGCAGGAGATTAAGCGGCGCGTGAAATAGCATTCTGGCGCTTGGACGGGGTTTTTATGGCCCGGTCTAGCGGCCACCCCGCTTCCAGACGGTACCAAAGTGCAAATTGGGACAGGCCGGCCTCCCTAGCCCAGTCGCTGAGACATTGGGAGCGGCCCTCGAACTCAATCAGCCGTGTATAGTTTCGATTGAGAGTTTGCTCGCGCTTTGTGGCCCAACGGCAGTTGTCGGGAGAATAAGGCCCGGCGTTGTCCCGACGATCCAGCGTGAGGTTGCGGATCTTTTGTCCGGCGTTATCGGCGGCAAAATCTTCAAAGGATTTCCAGCGATCACAGACAACGATGCCTTTGGCGCCGTATCTGGAATAAGCGGGGTGGGCTGGCTCATAGCATCGAGCCATCATCTTCCGCCAAGTGTCAAAAAGAGGGTGTCTTGAGTTGCCGTGGGTTCTCCACTTCGCTCGCCGCTTGCAGCCGCACGACGAGGTTCTTCCAGATCTCAGTTGTCGAGCGCCGACTTGAGCGCTGCGTCCGCATTCACAACGACAGTTCCAAAGAATTCCCGGTCCGCCGCGCTTTGTGGGCTTAGGGTCTCGGTTCAAAACCGTCAGCATTCCAAATTGTTGTCCAGTTAAGTCGATAGCAGCGGGCAACTGCGCCTCCACAGTTCATGTATAACGATCCTACATTGTTCCGTACGCAGACGAAACCGGTTTTTGTCAGTAATCGCGCATCCCACACGAAGGAACATCAGGTGAGCGCTGTCTTCGCAAGGCTCAAAGCCCCCATAGCAGGCCTTGGCAAGGCAAAGGTCGAACTGACCCGCGGCTTCCAGAAGCTCCACCCTGAGCGCCGCATGATCCTGATCACCCAGGCGATGAAGCAGCTCCGCGCTGAATACGACCGGGCGGAAACGGAAAACACGAATCTCATCAAGGCCGAGGACGCGGTCAACGCTGACCTGATCAGGATGCGCGCTTGATCGCTCTCCAGCTCAACCCTCCGATCTTCTGCGTCACCCCCAAGGGAGATGGCATAGCGCGGATCATGCTGGACTATGGCCCTGACATGAACCCGATGTTCGTGGTGGAATTGAACGACAGCCGGGAATGGCTGTGTTTCGACATGCTGGACATGCGCGGCTCCGGCAATTCCGCCTGGGGCTTGTCCCATCCCGACCCCTTTGAAAGCAGAGCCTGATGGAAATCCTCAGACAGGCAGCCCGGCTTCTCGGACGGAAGAACCGTCAGTACGAAACCCTCACAGAGGTCAACGTCGCCGGCGCCAAGGTCCGGATCTGGCGCGAGGCCAAATCGCTCCACGAAGCGTCCCAATTCAATCACGGCGGGCTGTCCGAACAGATGCTGACGATCTGCGAAACCGTCGACCCGAAGCACTGGCAGGAAGAGCTGATGAAGCTCCCCAAGGTCGCCTGCGTCGCCATCGTAAACGTCAAGGGCAATGGCGTCAGTGCGTATCCAGATTGGTACTGAAAACGCAAAACGCCGCCCCAAAGGAGCGGCGTCAGCGTCATCGAAGCGAACCGGCTAGGGATTTGAAACCGCCACGTAGGGCTTGAAGCCGCGGAGGGGTTTCGCTGCTTTGGTCTTGCGCTTGGGCTTCTTCGCCTTGGCGCGCTGGACTTCGGCATCCTTACGGAGTTTCCGTCCAGTGGCCTCCAGGCTCCAGATCGCCAAGGCGATCGAGATGTCCAGAAGGCCGCCGACGATCCAGATGGCAAGTTCCGGAGCCATTGGCGCATATTTCGCCTGAGCCTGCGTCAGGGCCGTGGTAGCGGCCTGGCGCTCGGTCTTGGCAATGGTCAGTGCGGCCTCCAGCGGGTTGCGCTGGGCTTCCCACGCTGCGGTCTCGGCCTTCTTCGTGTTCGGGCAGAGGCAGGTGGGAAGGACGAGGGCCGGGAAGCCGTCGACGGCGGCCTGAGCCGTATCGAGGCGTTCCGTGGTGCGGGTGACTTCCGCCTCGAGAGGCTGGAGGGTCAGATCAAAGGCCCGCTTGTGTGGAGCCTCGATCACCACGCCGTAGAAGTTGTGGAAGCTGACGGCCTGAACGGCCATGCAGAGCAGGAGCACCGGGATCACGCCGGCAGACGCCCATGAGCGTCCGAGGGCAATCACGGTGAAGGGAATGACGAGGGCCGTGGCGCCAGCGCCGAAGCTGGTCATGATCCTGGTCACCAGATCCATGTCGGCCTGTGTCCAGCCATAGACGCCCAAGGCGCCCATGGCGAAGCAGAAGACCGAGAGGAAGAACAGTCCGGCTTTGAAACCGGGGACTTTGGTCCTAGTACGTTTGGTCATTGGAAGAGGTCTCTCTCTTTCAATCAGACCGCGGGGCGTTGCTGCGCCTCACAGTCCGGCCGGGTGGGGAAACCTGCCCGGCTGTTGATTGGTGGTTCGCTTGCGATGTCAAATATCGGGGAAGTATTCGCTTCCGTACTCGCAAGGTAAGCGAAGTATTCGGAAGTCAAAGCCGATTTACGTGAGTGACAGGCTCAAACAGAGCCAAAGTAATCACGATCGCGTTACCTAGATTAACTTTCAAAGGCGGGGTCGGTTGCTCAGTGCAACGCCCGCTCACCTTTGCCAACCTGAGCAGGACATAGCCCGTGGATATCCGCAGACAGTCGGCCACGATCACGCGGCCTAGCAACACGACCCCATACACTGCGGGCGATCTCGTCGCGAACAGCGCGACTGCTGGCTCGGTGACGCCGCTCTCGTATGACTTCGGGTCGGCTCAGCCGCTTTGGCTGCGCAGCATCAAGATCAGCAAGGACCAAGCATCTGTCACCAACGCGAGTTTCCGGGTCTGGCTGCTGTCGGCCTCGCCCACGGTGACGAACGGAGACAATGGGGCGATCGCCGGCAGCTTCCTGTCCACCGTGTTGAGCGAGCCGATTGTTGTTGATGTGAGCGTCCTGCTCACGAGCGGCGGGGCTGTCGGCCAATCGTTCTTCGATCCTGGCCTGATCCGCATTCCCGGCGGCACGATCTATGCGCTTGTCGAGGCCAACGGCGCCTACACGCCGGCGAGCGGCGAGATCTTCACCATCGAGATCAGCGCCCAGGTGGCCCAATGAGGTTCAATGGTCGGGCTACTTCGGACGCCGGCCAGCTCGCTGCGCTTGTCGCAGCAGATGGCTCGTCCGGCGGCTTCATTAAGGATAGCGAGGCGAGCGCTGCTGGCCTTTCGATGCTCGGATCTGCATCCGCGGCGGCTCAACTTGCACTGCTGGCTGGCGAACCTAATCGCAATCACATCATCAACGGCGACATGGCGCTGGCCCAGCGCGCCAGCGAGACCGGCATCAACAACACCACCCCTCGCTTTGTCTGCGACCGTTGGCGGTTTGCAAAGTCGAACGCCGCAGTCCTGGACATGACGCAGGACACGAGCGCTCCGACGTTTGCGGAGGCTGGCCGGCTGATCACGGCCTCGCTCAAACTCGACTGCACCACCGCTGATGCTTCCGTGGGCTCAACAGATAGCTCAAGCCTCCAATACCGGATGGAAGGCTATGACTGGCGCCGGCTCGCGCAGCGCGATCTGATCCTGTCTTTCTGGGTGAAGTCGACAAAGACAGGGACGTTCTGTTTCGCCATCCAGAACGGCGTTGATCGGGGCTATGTTGCGGAATACACGATCAACGCCAGCGACACATGGGAATTCAAGTCGATCTCCATCCCGGCGAGCCCGTCAGCGGGAACGTGGGATTACACAACCGGCGTCGGCGCTTACCTGTTGTGGACGCTGATGGCCGGTTCGGATGCAAGTATCACTGGAACTGCAGGAAGCTGGCAATCGGCAACGCATTTTGCGACCAGCAATCAAGCGAACATCTTCGACAATACGGCAAACAATTTCTGGCTTACCGGGGTTCGTCTGGAGCCGGGCAGTGTCGTCTCGCGAGGCGAACCTGATCTCTTTCCGGTCCTGCTGGCCAAGTGCCAGCGTTACTACCAGACGCGCGCCGCATGGGTTCCTACCGCTGGTGGGGACAAGGCGAACATCCGCATCGACATGAGGGGCGTTCCGACCATCGCGGGAGGCGGCGCCGGCTTTGCTTCGACCGGCACGACCAAGGACACACTGATCTGCGAGCAGACCACGGGAGCGGTGCAGACACTGACGCTTTCCGCTGAACTTTGATCTCATTCCCGTTTTGCGCTATAGCCGCCGCAGAGTTGGGAAAATCTCATGAAACGTGTCGCATGTGTTCTGCTGCTTGCTCTGGCTGGCTGCGGTGGTGGCGGCGGCAGTTCAGTCTCGACCCCGTTTGATCCTCCGGCGCAGGGCCAGAGCCCACCGCCCCCACCTCCGCCGCCCGCGATCAGGGCGGAGCTTCTACCGGTCGCGGGCAACTTCACGCCGACCTTCGATGCCGAGGCGGCGCGCAGCTGCGCCAGCCAGAACGACCGTATCATAGACCTCACGGCTGGACGCTACGAGTTCCAGACCCCGCCCCGGCCGATGCCATGCGCCCTGGTCATTCAGGGGCAGGGCATCGGGGCGACCTACATCGTGCGGACATTCTCCGGCGCCAACCTGTTCGAGTGGACGCGCGGAACGGATCATGGCGGCGGCGGGATCAGAGATGCCTCGATCGCCAGCGCGCAGAACGCGACAGGCGGCGCTGCGATCAAGGTGACGGCCACGCCGGACACTGACCCGAGCGTGAACTACTTCAATCGCCACAGCCTCATGGTGGCGAATATCCAGATTGGCCGCGAGAGCGGGATCAACTCGAACTGGGACTATGGGATCTGGCTTGACGGCAGCCGGAACCCGGACAATCAGAACGGCATAGCGCCTGGCATTCGCAGCGTCTCGATCAGGAACCTGACGGTGTCGGGAACACATCTGGCGTCGGCCCGTCTCGATAAGGCGCGCGGCTCGAATATCGAAATGGACTGCTATATCCCGCTCGACGGGTTTCAGGGCATCCTGATCAGCGACATCAGCGATGGGACGCGCATCGAAAGCCGCAATTGCCTCTATCAGATGGACGCAGGCTCAAGCTGGGTCCAGCTCAACGGGACAAGGACAGAAGCCAAGTCGGGCGACCCGACGCTGCTTCCGGCGGGATAACAGAACCAAGGACCAACCATGGCTGACGGAGAGGGAAAGGCGAGCGGCGAACCAAAGCGCGGGCGGCCCACCAAGTATTCCAAGGCCATTGCTGACCGCATTTGCTCCGAATTGGCTGAAGGCAAGACGCTCAGGGCTATCTGCCGAGCAGACGATATGCCCACGGAATCTACCGTAAGAGGCTGGGCGCTTCAGGATGACGAGGAGCGGGCCGGATTTTTCGCGCAATACTCGCGCGCACGCGAGATCGGCTACCTCGCCATGGCAGACGAATTGTTCGAAATCGCCAATACCCCGATCGAGGGCGTGAAGACCAAGACCACGTCAGACGGCAAGGTTGAAACGCAGACCGGCGACATGATCGAGCATCGCAGGCTCCAGGTCGACACGCGGAAGTGGCTGCTCTCTAAGGCGCTTCCCAAGGTCTACGGCGATAAGATCATCCATTCCGGCGACGACGAGAACCCCATTGCGACCAAGGACGTGACGGATGTCGACCTTGCTCGACGAGCTGCTTTCCTCCTACGGGGCGCTGCCCCCAAAGGCGAAGGCGGAGTTCAAAGAAACCGTCATAAAGGCAACGGAAAAGCTCCGCTGGATTCCTAATCCGGGGCCGCAATCCGACGCCTATTTCTCTGAAGCTGATGAGCTGTTCTATGGCGGCGCGGCCGGCGGCGGGAAGACAGACTTGGTCTGCGGCCTTGCGCTGAATGCCCACCACAAGAGCCTGATCGTTCGCCGCGAAGGGCCAGACCTTGATGCGATGGAGGGTCGCTTCAAGGAGATCATCGGCAACACCGATGGCTGGAACGGGCAGGACAGGAAGTGGCGGCTCGGCAAGGGCCATGAGATCAAGCTCGGCTCCTGCAAGAACGAGGATGACAAGCACGGCTATCAGGGCCAGCCACACGACCTGAAGGCTTTCGACGAGATCACGCAGTTCACGGAAAGCCAGTTCCGCTACATCATCGGCTGGAACCGGTCGACGAAGAAAGGGCAGCGCTGCCGCGTCGTGGCGACTGGCAACCCGCCGATGACGGCGGAAGGCTACTGGGTCAAGAAATACTGGGCGCCGTGGCTGGACCGAGCGTTTCCGAACCCCGCCAAGCCGGGTGAGCTTCGTTGGGCGACAACCGATCCTGAATCCGGCGAAACGCTCTGGGTCGACAAGGACTGGAGCCGTGTGGACCCGGTGACGGGTGAGACCATCCGCCCGCGGTCACGAACGTTCATCCCAGCGCTGCTGAAGGACAATCCATTTCAGGGGCCGGATTATCTGGCCACATTGGCGAACCTGCCGGAGCCTCTGCGCACCCAACTCCTGACCGGTGATTTCCACATTGCCGAGCGGGATCAGGTCAATCAGGTGATCCCGACCGCGTGGATCAGGGCGGCCATTGCTCGCTGGACACCAGAAGGAATGACCAAGCCCATGATTTCCATGGGTGTCGATGTCGCAAACTCGGTCGACCAGACGGTCCTGGCTCCGCGCCATCTTGGCGACTACATGGGCAAGCTGATCGCGGTTCCCGGCTCGCAGACGCCTGATGGACCAACCGCGGCGGCCTTCATTACTACCCACGTCAGGCACAACGCCTCGATCAACATAGATATGGGCGGCGGTTACGGCCAATCGGCGCACGATCACCTGAAGGAAAACAGCGCCAACGTCTGGAAGTTCATCCCGGCGGGTGCGGCGACGAAGGCAAGCAAGAACGGGCTGAAATACTACAACCTCCGGGCTCAGGGCTATTGGGAGCTTCGGCTGCTTCTCGATCCGGCGAGTGAGCGCAAGATCGCCCTGCCGCCTGATGAGGAGATGGTTGCGGACCTCTGCGCGCCAACATGGGCGCTGACTCCGCGTGGGATCAAGATTGAGGACAAGGAAGCGATCCGCGACCGCCTCGGCCGCAGCCCCGACAAGGGGGACGCTGTTGTGATGGCTTTCGTGAAGCCATTCGACGACCTGGAGGCGGAGCGGAACCTGCCGGCGCATCTGGGCCGGCATCGTAGGGCGACGCCGCCTCCCAAGCCGCCGCAAAGTGTGCTGGACACGATATGAGGCTTTCGCCTCCTGACCTCGCCTCTGTCCAGCACATCTGCCGCAACCTTCGGGAGCGTGATAGGCTGGAACTGGAGGCAACGGAAGAGGACTTCGACCCGGACGAGATCGCTCACCGCCTTGTAGCGGCATGGCGCGTCTCGGGCCTGATCGGGCAGGTTGCATCGATCGATAACGAGCCGGTCTCGTTCCTCGGCGTCATCAAATACACGCCCACGGCTGGAAGTGCAGGCCTCCTCGCAACCGACCGCTGGGGTGAAATCGCAAGCTCCTATTCCCGCCATGTCAGACGCTGGGTCCTGCCCAAGCTGGTTGAGCTTGGAATGCGCAGGGTCGAGGCGCGGACCTGGGAACATCACGACGATTCACGGCGCTGGCTGAAATGGCTCGGCGCCACTGAGGAATGCCGCGTCCCTCACTGGGGCCGGAACGACGAGACTTTCATTCAATACGTCTGGATACCCGATGTGCATCTTCGGAAAGTCCCTGAAATCGCAGGTTCAAACAGCGAGCCCGCCGCCGTCGATCATCGACACGTCGAGCGCGCAGATGGCTGAGGCCACGACCCGTCGCAAGCGGGCCGGATATGCGAACATGTTCAAGACGTCCCGTCTTGGCGACATGTCGCAGCCCTCGATCAGCGTGAACTCCCTGCTTGGCGGGACTGCCTGACGCATGGATGGCAAGGCGATCTGCGACAAGTTCGACTCTCTCAAGATACTGAGGTCGAACTACGAACAGACATGGTCGGATATCGCGCGCTTCCTGCGTCCGATCGGCAAGGGCTTCTCCAGCCAGCAGACCGAGGGGCAACGCAAGCACACCGGCATTTTCGACTCCTCGCCCATCATGGCGCTGGAGAACTTCAAGGGCGGGCTCTATTCGGCTGTCACGCCGCCTGGTTCGATGTGGTTCGAGCTACAGCACATCGACGACGACATGAACGAGTATGGTCCGGTCAAGGACTATCTCGCGATCGTCAACAAGCGGACCTGGCGCTCATTCGGACCTGGCGTCTCGGCGTTCTACAACCAGGTCACCAGCGTCTGGGGTGATCTCGGGGCCTTTGGAACCGGCGTCCTCTACAGCAACGAACTTTTTGGCAAGCAGCGTTTCATCGATCGCGCCCGCGCCCTGCATGAATGCTGGCTCGACGTCGATGAAAGCGACATCGTCGACACGCTCTATCGGCGTTATGAACTCACGGCGCGGGCCATCGCGGGCAAGGGTGGCGAAGGAACCCCGCCAGATGAGCGCTGGAATGTCCCGCAGAAGCTGATCACCGAGGCTGAAAAGTCCCCGAGCAGCAAGCACTGGGTCATCCACGCCGTCTATCCAGATCCGAAACCCGGCGAGAACTACGGCAAGCGGTTCAAGGAGTGCTACGTCCTCGAGGAGGGCAAGCATATCCTGCGGGAAAGCGGGTATTTTGAGTTTCCCTACATGTCGCCCCGCTGGGATGTGGCGGCCGGCGAGAGATACGGGACAGGTTGCGGACACGCGGCGCTGGCGGACATCAAGTCGCTGAACATCGCCCGCCGGTCGAACCTCAACATGATGGACAGGGCCGCGCGCCCCACGATCCTGACCAGCAAGGAGAACGATATCGGGGGCGGCATCGCCCCTTATCCGGGCGAGATTGTCTACGGCGCCATCTCTTCGGATGGGAAGAAGCTCGTTTCCCCGATGGACGAGGGCAAGAACGCCCAGATCGCGATCGAGATGGAAGAGCGGATCGCCAATGCGATCAAGGACGCCTTCTACTTCGGCCTGATGCAGATTGTCGGAAGCCGCGACATGACGGCGACCGAGTTCCTGGGCCGGGACGATGAGCGGCAAAGGCTGCTCGGTCCCTATCTCGGCCGCATCGAAACTGAGTTCCTGTCGCCCGTGGTCCTGCGCCGTGTCGGAATGTTGGAGCGCTCCGGCGGCCTCCCGGAAATGCCGGATGTCCTCAAGGATTATCCAGGTGGATTGCAGGTCCGTTACGTCTCGCCGCTGGCCCGGTTGCAGCGTCAGGGCGAGGCGGAAAGCGCCAACAAGGTGCTGATGTCGCTGCTCAACATTGCGCAGGCCCGTCCAGACATCATGGACCGCATCGATGTCGACACCACGGCGGAGATCATCGCGGATGGCTTCGGCTCCCGCGGTGTTCTCAACTCCCGCGATGTCGCACAGCAGATGCGTGACGCCCGCGAGCAACAACAGCAGGCCATGGCGATGGCGCAAGCAGCGCCTGGCGTGGCAAGGGCGGCCAAGGATGGTGTCGACGCCGCCAATGCCGCCCTCGATCCCCGCCTCATGGGCCTGAGACAGGAAGCCAATGCGGCCTAGCGAGCAGGCTGCGCTGCAGCTGGTCCAGACCTACGGCGAAGACGCGCCCAAGGTTGTGGCTGACTACCATCAGGCATTCCCGGAAAGATCGCGGGTGCTGAAGGACATCGAAGTTTACGCGGGCATCTTCCGGCCAACGCCCGTGAGTGAAGGCCCGGACATGCTGCAACGCATGGAAGGCCGCCGCGAAGTATTCCAGTGGATCAGGACCGTCCTCTCGCTGACGACCGAGGATGTGCGCCGGCTGATCCCCAACAACAATGGAGATGATGATGCCGCCAGCTGATGGCGAACAACCCGGCTCGGCCGGTGGAGCAGTTGATGCTGGCGCAGGAGCGGCAAGCGATGCCGCCTCCGCTGCGGCTTTGCTCAATGAAAAGCCATGGTATGGCGAACTGCCCGAGGCGAACGACGACGACAAGGCCTTCAAGGGCTGGGTGGACAAGAAGGGATTCAAGGACCCGATCGCCGCCCTGAAGGGTTATCGCGAGCTGGAGAAGCATGTCGGCGCGAACCGTGTCATGCTCCCCGGCGAGAAGGACGACATCACCCAGTGGGAAGGCTGGGACAAGCTCGGCGTCCCGAAGGAGGCGAAGGCCTACGAGATCGCCCGGCCGCAGCTGCCTGATGGCATGACGTGGGACGAAGGTTTTGAGGGGCAGATCAAGGAAGCCGCCGCCAAGGCGCGCATCCATCCGGCCCAGCTGAAGGCGCTGGTCGACGTCTACACCCAGTCGCAGATCGGCCAGTTTAGCGAGATGCAGAAGCACTCGGCGAACGAGGCTGCAGCGTTGCAGGGCCTGATGAAGGAATGGGGAGCCGACAAGGATACCAACGTCGAACTGGCGAAACGCGGCGCAAAGTTCCTCGGCCTCGACAAGGCAGAGATTGATGCCCTCGAAAAGGGTCTGCTCGGCGGCCCGACAATGATGAAGGCCCTGCTGAAGTTCGGGAAGCTGGCGCGTGAGGGGTCTTCGGTCGACGGCGAATCCTCACCTGTGATCGGCCTCGAAGCCCTGAAGGCGGATCTGGCTCGCATCAATGAGCGCATCGGCAAGGGCGAAACGCTCAGCGCCGAGGAGATGAAGAAGCGCACCAGCCTCTATGCGCAGATCGCGGCGCAGGGCGGGTTCTAAGCCATGAAGGATGAACACCACGCGCGCATCGAGGCGCTGAAGCTGACGCAGATGCTGGGCGGCATCGAGAGCATCGAGGCTCGCATCAGGTTCGCTCACAAGATCGAGCAATACATTCTCGAAGGATATTCCGGGGAAGCCCCGAAGCCGACGCCAGCGCCACAGGCGCGTGACGAGGCTGAGGAGGTTCCGGTGACGGCCGCGAAAGGGCGGAAGGGTGGCCCCCGTAAAAAGGCAAGTGAGGTTCCGGCATCGTCCGGGGAAGCCAGCGATCAGGACGAAGAAGGAGAAATGGATTCTGCCGCGCTCGAAGGTCGCCCGTCGACCCGAGTGTCCGGCATGAACGTGCAATGAAGGAATGAGGCCACATGGCCGCTGAAATCGAAGCTAGCTGGAAGCCGATGTTTGCGGATAACATCCGCCTGACGCTCCAACAGAAGATGCCGAAGATCGCAGTACCTGGAGTGATCCGGGTCGAGTCTGCCTCCGGCGAGGGCTTCCGCCCTGAAATGACGGTTGGCGAAGCTACCGTGAACGAGCGCACTGTTCGTCTCGAAAAGCGCACGCCGGCCGAACTTGGCGTCAATGGCCGTTGGGTCGCCCCCAAGGACTTTGACGTTGGCCCGTTTCCGGAAGACACGCTTGACCGGATTCGCAATGGCATTCAGATGGGCGGCACGTTCGTCCAGTCGTCTGTGGCGGCGATCAACCGCTACCGGGACTATATCGCCATCTCGGCCATGTTCGGCTCGGCATCGACCGGCAAGCAGGGCACTGGCACGGCGCAGACGTTCGACTCCTCGAACATGCGCGTGGCGTCCGGCTCGGTAAACATGACGGCGGCCAAGCTGATCCAGGCCAAGGAAATTCTCCTGAAATATGAGAACGACCTTGACGAGGAGACGCCGCACGTCGCCATGACGGAGAAGCAGTGGCGCTCTCTGATGAACGACCTGAAGGTGATCTCGTCCGACTACAACGCGAACAAGCCCCTCGTGAAGGGTCAGATCGAAGAGTATGTCGGCTTCAAGATCCACATCCTGTCGTCCCGGCGCCTGACCTGGACTTCGTCGTCCGATCGCCGCTGTCCGTTCTGGGTTCCCTCCGGCGTCTTCCTGGGCGACTGGGCGAACCTGGAATCCGACATCTACGAAGACAAGTCGTACCGCGGGAAGACCTACATGGTCTACTCGCAGCTTTCCATGGGGGCGACCCGCCTCGATGAGAAGAAGGTCGGCGACATCCTCTGCACTGAATCGTAAGCCAAGGAGCACGCACACATGGCTACTTCTTCTGCTGCTGCGGGCCTTGCTGCGATCTACGCAGGCACGCCCGCCCGTGACGCCATCCTCTACAAGGGGATTCCGTTCACGATCTCCGGCACCTACGAAAAGGTCGCCGGCAACACAAACGGCGACTATATCGGCCTGTGCCGGGTCAACCGGGACTGGTCGGTGTCGACGATCTTCCTCGCCAATGACGCCCTGACCGGCGCCTCGGACATCAACATCGGCCTCGTCTCCTATGACGGGACCACGTTCACCGATGTCGATGAGAACTGCTATGCCGACGCTGTCGACATCGCGGCCGGAACGGCGTTTACCGATCGCGCCTATACCACGCGCGATATCTCGAAATGCGGCCAGTACGTCTGGCAGGACGCGGGATATTCGACGCGCGGCGACTGCGCTGAATGGCTGGTCATCGCCATCCACCTCCAGGCGGCGACGACCGCCACGGGCACGATCTCGTGGCGCATCGGCATCGTCGCGCCGGGCTGATCTCTCTCCCCCGAGAGGACTGAAACTGGCGGGCTGGCTCCGGCTGGCCCGCCGCACTCTTTTGGAGGCCACGAATGGCAACCGGAACCACTGTCACGATTACCACCAAGCCCGGCACAGGTCCGACCGGCCTTGGCTCTGACCCTGTCTCGGTCACTGTCACGGACGCAGGCACGCCAACGGCGGGAACCATTCAGGTTCTCTACGATGATGCCGCCACGCAATCGGAGCTGATCAAGGCGATCGAGGACTTCAGGGCCTACGTCTTGCGCGCAGTGAACACGATCATCTAACGCCATGGTGATGCAAGCCCCGGCAACGGTCACGGACCTCGCCAATCTGGCGCTGGACCTGATCGAGCAGAACCAGGCGTTGCTGGACGTCGAAAGCGACCAGACAGCGACGGGCAAAGCTGTTCGGCGCGCGTTCTGGCAATGCTGGGACGAGGTCCTGCAGGCGGCGCCGTGGAACTGCGCCCGCAAACGAAAGGCTTTGCCACAACTGGAGGAAACTCCGGCATGGGGCTTCGACTATTACTATCAGCTGCCGGCCGATTACGTGAACATGCAGGAGATCGATGGTCTCTATGAGGGCCAGCAATGGACCGTCGAGGAAACCGACGCCGGCGCCAAGGCCATCGCCATTGACCTCGATGCCCCGCTCTACATCGCCTATACCTATCTGCTCCGCGATATCTCGCGGGCCTCGCCTCTGTTCCGCGGCGCATTTGTTGCGAGGCTGGGCGCTGCGGTCTGCGCGCCGCTCGCAAAAAACCAGACGATCGAGACCAAGTGCTGGAACATCTACAACCGCGCCGTTCTTGAGGCTCAGGGGGCAGATGGGCGGGAAGGATCACGAAAGCCAACGCCAGACAGCCTGATCGTGAGCACCCGTGATTAGTCCGGCCAAGATCCCGCAACTGTCATTCAATGGCGGCGAGATCGCTCCGGAGCTGCAGGGCCGGATTGATCTGGCCAAGTATGCGACCGGCGCCAACTACATCATCAACTTCATCTGCCGTGACTATGGCGGGCTCGAGCGTCGACCCGGCTTTGGCTATATCGCCGCGGTCAAGACGCACGCCTCACCGCCTCGCATCATCGATTTCATCTTCAACGATGTGCAGGCTTATGTGATTGAGCTGGGCGAACTCTACGCCCGGTTCTACATGCTTGGCGGCCAACTTGCTCAGTCCGGCACGCCTTATGAGATCGTGACGCCATTTGCTCAGGCGGACCTGGATCGTGTCCAGTATGCCCAGAGCAAGGATGTGATGTGGCTGGTCCATGGGGATTATCAGCCCCAGACGCTGACGCGGGAAGCGCATACGAACTGGACCATGGCGGATTGGTCGAGTGATACCGGGCCGTTCCTTGATCCGAACGCCACCACGATCACGATGACGCCGGGCGCCACAACAGGCTCCACGACGCTCACGGCATCCTCAGCCTATTTCCATTCGGGGATGGTCGGAACCCTGTTCCGGATCGAGGAGGACAACACCAACGGCTACGGCATGTGGGAGCCGGCCAAGGCCTATGCTCTCAACGATGTCGTCCGCTACGGGAATAACGTCTATATCTGCTCAGATGCTGGAACCTCGGGCGCTGTCGCCCCGGTTCACACGACCGGCAAGCGGTTCGATGGATCGCCTACGTCCGCGACATGCGAGTGGACCTATTTGCACTCGGGCTATGGCATCTGCCGGGTTACGGCCTACACGGATTCAACTCATGTCGACGTAACGGTTCTGTCCCGCCTGCCATCCACGACGGCGGTCGTGAACTGGCGGGAAGGGGCGTTTTCGGATTATCGCGGCTGGCCGTCTGCTGTTGCTCTGTTCCAGCAGCGCCTCTGGCTGGCAAAGGATCAGACGGTTTACGGCTCGGTGACTGGCGACTTCAGCGATTTCACGCCGGGGTCGCTGGCAGACGATGCGGTGACGTTCACGATCTCCGCAAAAACGGCAAACCCGATCCGGGCCATGGCTGAAGGGCGCGCGCTGTATCTTTACACATCACGGCGCGTCTATGCGGTGACGGGCACGAATGGCGGACCCATCAAGCCTGATGACATCGTAGCCAAGGCCGTGACGACACAGGGCTCCAACGGCGTGCAGCCGGTGAATGTCGATCGCGCCGTTCTTTCCGTCGACCAGACAGGCAAGCGGGTCCAGGAACTGGGCTTCCAGCTTGATGCTGATGAAGATGCGGCCCGGGATATCTCGAAACTGTCGCCACACATTCTGAGGCCCGGCGGCTGATGGCGCAGTATTGCTACTGGGCCGGTGACGGCTACACGCCGCAGGATCAGGGGTTCCCGACCGGAGAAGGCGGCGGAGCCATTGGCTGGATCTGCATCGATATTCCCGATATCGAGATTCCACCCGAGGAACCGGGCGATGGCGAGGAAGATCCAAGCGGTGAGATCACACTTCCGGACGGGACAGTTATCGACGCAACTGGCCTGACGACGCCATTCATTGGCATCAAGCAACTGGCCTGGCAGTCGAGCCCATGGAAGACGCTCTGGGCTGTTCGGACCGATGGGCTGCTTCTGTCGTGCACCTACGACAAGATCGAAGATGTCTGGGCGTGGACGCGGCATCCGATGACCAATGGGGCTGTGGTTTCGATCTGCGTCATTCCCAAGGCGGGTAGCGATCAGGAAGAATTGTGGGCTGTCGTTCGTCGGGTCATGGACGATGCGACTGTCCATTACATTGAGCGGATGACCCCGCGGATTACGCCGACCGATGAAACGGACAAGAGCGATTTCAACTATCTGGATTGTTCGCTGAGTTATTCAGGCGCGGCTACGACGAGCTTCAGCGGCGCGACACATCTTGAGGACGGAGATTACCGGGTCTGGGCGGATGGCGCTGATGTTGGAGACATCACTGTCACAGGCGGGGCGTTCACGCTTGATACGGCGGCCGAGAAGGTAGTCGTCGGCATCCACACCGATGCAACTCTGATTTCCTTGCCAACTGCCAAGCTCAATACCGAGCGCCAGATCGTGCAGGAAGTGGTGATCCGCTTCTTCGAGACTCTGGGTGGTCAGGCCGGTGTCCTGCATGGCGACATGACCGACCTGCAGTTCCGGAGCGTGAGCAGCGTCATGGATGACAGCCCGCCGCTTTGGGATGGCGACATGCCAGTCACGGTCGGCGGCCGACACGATGACAGCGGCGTCTATACGATCATTCAGAACACCGCAGGTCCGATGACGATCCTTGCCACCTTCCCGAAAATCAAGGCGGCCTGATGTGCGATCCCACCGGCGGCTTTGCGACAGCTGCAATTGCTGGCAGCATCTTCTCAGCAGGGACAAATATTGCCCAGGGCATTGGTGAGCGCCAGCTTGCCAGCGCGCAGGCGAGAGCCGACGACGAGCAGGGTCGCGCCGAGCTCATGGCGGCATCGGAGCGCGCCCAACGTATCCGGATGAATGGTCGGAAGCTGCTGGCTGAGCAGCGGGTTCAATACGCCAATTCGGGGGTTGAGGGCGGGTCAGGATCGGCGCTTGAAGTCGGCAAGGCAGATGCTGGCGAGATCGAACTTGACGCTCTGACAGAGCTTTACGGCGGCGTCTCGCGCAAGAAGGCGCTGAACCAGCAGGCGAGCTTTACGCGCAAGGCCGGGGTGGCGGCGCAGACGGCGGGCATCTTCCGGGGCGTCAGCGACGTGCTGGGCGCCAGCAAATCGTGGGAATCGCTGGGCAGCTCCAAGCCTAAATAGTGCAGATGAAATTCATGTCGCGGTTCTCGGTGGAGTAGCCATCCACCATGCGCTGCGACTGGTGTTCCGAGATCACTTCGTAGTTCCCCTTGCAGGTCTCACGCGCGGCGGCGTGGCAGTCCGCCATCTGGTTGTAGACCCCTCCGCAATAGGCCGTGTGTCCAGCCCGGCCATCAGGGGTGGTGAATGGTTCAACAACTGGGCGGGTCGTGGCGCACGAGCCCAGAGCGATGAGTCCGACAAGAAGAACAGCCCGCATTTCAACCTCTTGATCAAAGTCGCATGGTAGATCGTTACAACGGTTCGGCGTCAGTTCCCACTGCGCAGATCGCGAAACCTCAGACCAGCCCGCTTGCCGAGATGGCGTCTGGCGCTCATCAGCTGGCGCAAACCGCTGTTGGCGAGGCGTCGCGCAGGCTGGAAGAGCGTAACGCGGCGCTGGAGAATGCCGCGCTCAACGAGGCCAGGTTGCAGCTGGAGAAGGAGGGCTCCCAGCTTGCCGTTGATCTCCAGAAGGATCGGGTCGCTGGTTCGGGCTATGTGAAGGACCTGGAGGCCGCCCGGGCGCCGCTGAAGCAGAAAATCTGGGCGACACTGCCGAGCCGCATCCAGTCGTCGACCCGCGCCCAGCAGGCATGGGATGATATCTGGACCTCCGACCAGACCAGTTCGACCCGATCGTCCGTGATCTATCAGGCTGGGCAGGAGCGGGAATACGCGGTCCAGTCGCTGAACAACAACATCACGGCGATGTCGGCGCGGCTGGAGGCAGATCCGGATATTGTGAAGCAGGAGCTAGAGGGTTTCCAGAAGAGCCTGCCTTCCTACGGTGGCCTGCTCGATCAGGAGACGCTGGCTAAGGCGCGGACAACCGGGACACGGGCGCTGCTGCAGGGCGCCGTCCGTGGTCTCTCCAAGCAGGGCCGGTTCGACGAGGCGACAAAGCTTGTCACGGACGCCGCTGCCCAGCTTGATCCCCAGCAGCGCAAGGCGTTTGAGAGCGTCATCGAGGACGCCAAGAACGATATCGAACGCGAAAAGCTGAAGAAAGAGCGCGAGCTTGCCGAGACCCAGCGCCTCGCCGCCAATCGTTACGAGGTCGACATTCTGGATGGCAAGGGAAGCCGGAGCGCGCTGAACGCAAAGGTCGCCGCCGGCGAGATCAGCGAGAACGACAAGCCCACCCTTATCCGCGCCATGCGCGCCGAGGATGACCGCAGGCGGATCGAGGCAGCTCGGTCGAAGATGACTGAAGCACAGAAGGAAGAGTGGAAGTCCTGGAGCCAGAGCGCCCGGCTGTCGCTGGAATCCTCCAGCACAATGACGCCGGCGCAGTTCATGCTTGATCCGGAAACGCAGTGGGACCCGCAGTTGTACGAGATTTACCAGCATCTCACGCCCGAGGATCAGCGCGCTCTGGACAAGAAGCGGCTGGACATGCGCGAGACTGGCAAGACCGTCAACGAAGTGGATCGCATCGAGGCGCAGCTTATCGACGAGGCCAAGCGGATTGCGCCGCAGAACTGGCGCATCGGATCGCAGGCCAAGGACAAGACGAAAGAGTCGATCGAGCTTGCGGGCTATCTGCGTCAGGCCGCGGCTGAAATGGCTCCGGAAACTGGCGGCGAGAAACTGACGCCTGAGCAAATCCGCAGCGCCACGGCGCTTGCCATTGGCCGCATGGAAGCAGGCAAGAACCTGCCTGTCGTGCAGTGGGAAACCTATGCCTATGACCTTTCCAACTCCGACATGACGGACAAGACGCTCTATGCCGACGTGTTCGAGCGGCTTCGCAAGAAGACCGGCAAGACGCCCAGCATGGCGGAAGTGCGCGCTGCCTATGAGCAGGCGCAGGCGGCGCTGCAATGATCCCGATCCCAGAAGGTGTCCGCAGGATCGTTGGCGAGACGTTCGCGGAAGACGAGGCGAAGCGTTATCGCGAGGAATCGGACAAGAAGCTCCGCGACCTTCAGAACACGCCGATGGCGAAGCTGGGTCCGGATATCCCGCTTCCGTTCGACAAGCTCACCCGCCCGGACTTCATGCGCAAGGGCGGCTATGACACGCCAGATCAGGAACAGCCGTCGACCGCAGCGCCGACCTTTGTTCCGGCCGAGAGCGATCCGGCGCGGGATTATTCAAGCCTTGGCGCATCGCCCCGTCTGACGCCGGCAGACATCACAGGCGATACGATCCCGTCGACCTACAACAAGTTCGGCACAGGCGGCCCGCAGGATGATGGCCCGCTTTCCGAAGCCGACATCATCGAACTGAAGAAGGTCCGCGAGGATCGGGCCAAGGCTGGTGTTCGTTCCTCGCTGATGCAACAGCCTGGCTCACCGGATGATGCAGCAAAGGCGATCGAGCTTGCCAAGGAGGCAGGCGTCAACCGCTCTCAGGTCGAGCAGAACCTGAAGTCCTACGAGTTCTCCAAGACCGCCAAGGCCATCGATCAACTCACCACCACGGCGCCGAAGTTTCGGACGTGGATGGACAGTGCGCGCGAGAACCTGGAGATCAGCCACGACGATATCGGGAACCTGAGCTGGTGGGAGCAGGCGGCTAGCGCGTTTGACCCAGGTTCGCTGTCGATCGAGGAAATCGGCGGCGCGTTCCGCACTGGCGCTGTCGAGGGCGGCAAACAGCAGCTTTTCGGAGCGGCGGAACAGGGCATCGGCATTGCCCGGATGTTCGAATGGCTCCCGGGCGTCAAGAACCTTCTTGATCAGGGCGAAAAGGAAGCCCGCAAGCAGCGCCAGATGGCGGCGCTTGAGTCCATGCGGAACATGCCGCGTGGCGATACGACGCTTGAGCGCGGCATCTATGGCGCTTTCCAGTCGGCGCCCGCCAGCATCGAAGCCATGGCGGCTTCGCTAGTCACCAAGAGCCCATTCGTCGGCGCTGGCATCATGGGTGTCGGCACGGCGGGCCAGTCCTTTGGCGAAGCCGAGGACGCGGGCAAAGGCTATTGGGACGCCTTCCGCTATGCTCTGGAACAGGGAACGATCGAGACGGCAACCGAGATGGTGCCGCTCAAATTCCTGATCGGGGATCTGGCGAAGGACGCCCCTCTCGGGAAGATATTCTTCCACAACGCGCTGTCCGAAGGCATTGGCGAACAGGCGGCGACCTTCCTGCAGGATGCGTCGACCTGGCTTGAGCTCCACCCGGACAAGACGGTTCAGGAATTCTTTGCCGAGCGGCCGAACGCGGCCATGGAAACGCTGGTTGCATCGACCCTGATGACGGGTATGCAGACGACGCTGGCAGCCGGCGTCCAGCAATCCGGCGTTATGCTGAACGAGAAGGCGCAGCAGGCGCGGGCAGACCAGCTTTCCAAGACCTTCGAAGCCATGCGCGATGGCGCCAAGGACTCGAAACTCCTGAAGCGCCTGCCCGACAAATACCGGGAAGCCGTCGCCGCCGCCACGAAAGACGGCCCGCTCGAGAATGTCCGGGTCGCCCCCGAGGCATTCACCGAACTGGCTCAGTCGTCTGGTGTCACCACGGATCAGCTTGCACAGGCGTTCCGCATCGATCCGAACGACATCGTCACGGCGATCGATGCCGGCGAAGATGTCGTGATCCCGGCCGGGAATTACGCTGCTGCGCTGTCGACGGCCAAGAAGGAGATCGGCGTCTCGGGCGAGACGATCCACTCCGCTTTTGCCCCCAACATGCGCCTGCGCGCTGACGATTTCACGGCCAAGGAACAGGCCGCGATGAAGTCGGTCTTCGAGGAGGAGCAGAAGGCAAGGACTGAAGCCGGGACCAAGGAGCAGGCGTTTGCCGACAGCGCCGACCGGGTCAGGGAGTCGATCCGGGAGCAGGTTGTATCGACCGGCCTGTTCAACACCGAGACCGCTAACACGCAGGCCAGCCTCATTGGCGAGATGGTGACGACGCTGGCGGAACGTACCGGACAGGACCCGGAGGCGTTCTGGGACGAGCATGGCTTTGACATCGTCACGGCCCTGACGGGCGAACAAGATGATCAGTCGCTTGCCCAAGGCCTCCAGCGGCAGGCGATCCAGGTCGACGATGCCACAGTGCTTGATGCATCCGAGAAGCTGCCCCCGCACGAGTTCGAAGTCTGGAAGGAAGCGATCAAGGGCGGCAGCAATGACGAGGTCACGGACCGGCTGAACAAAAACCGTGGCCCGGATAATCTCATGGAGCCCAAGGATGTGGCTCGCATTATTTCGCGCATCCGTGAAAAAGGCTTTGAGGTTCAGAAGCTTAGGACAGGCCCAGCGCTGTCGCCCGAAACGCTGAAGATCATCGATCTGAAAGCGCGCGGATTAGATAACGCGGCAATCGGCAAGGCGGTATTCCCGCACCTTTCGCCCAAGGAGCGCGCTGCCAAGGCGCGCACCGCGTCTAACAACAACAGGAAGGCGGTCGACGCCCGACGCGCAGAACTCCAGCTGTCGCAGGAGAAGCGTGGCACGTTCACGCCCCGCGTCGGCCGTTCTGTCATCCGCCTGTTCGAAAGCGCGAACCTGTCGACACTCGTTCACGAGGCGGCGCACTGGTATCTCGACACGCTGTGGCGCATGGCGAGCGTCCCGGCCGTCACGACGATGGAGGCGAAGCCGGCCGCTCAGGCCCGTGGCGTTCTGTCGGCCGAGGAAGTCGCGGCGATCCTGAACCCGCAGGACGAGGTTCATCCGTTCGTGCTGGAGCAGGTCGCCGCCATCCTCGAATGGCAGGGCAAGTCGCCCAACTGGACGGCGATGTTCAGCGAGGATGGGACCTTCACGGCGGAAGGTCGCGATATCCAGGAGGCCTTTGCCGAGAGCTTCGAGGCGTATCTGCGCGAGGGCAAAGCTCCGACATCAGCCCTTCGCAGCGTGTTCGCCAGCTTCAAGGCGTGGCTGCTCCGTGTCTACAAGAGCCTGACCCAGATCGGCTCGCGCGTCAGGCTGAACGATGAAATCAAGGCGGTCTTCGATCGGATGCTCGCCACGGATGAGGCGATTGCAGCGGCAACGACGGCACAGGCCCGGGACAGTGAGGCTCTAGCCAAGGCCCTGCTGGACAAGGGCGTCATCACCGAGAAGCAGTTCGAGCGGACCAAGGAACGCATCGCTGCGGCGCGGGAGAAGGCCGAGGCCGAACTCATGGCCCGCCTCATGGAGGATTACGAGCGCAACCAGAAGGCTTGGTGGCGCGATCAGGAACGGCAGGTGCGCCGTGAGGTCCAGTCCGAAGTCGACGAGCGGCCGGAGCAGCGGGCCTATGCCTGGCTCACCGGCAAGGGCTGGCGGGATACCCGCGCCGCCCATACCGAGGCTGCGGCCGACGAAGCGCAGGCCATGGCTACGCTGGAGCAGTACGATGAGGCGCTGGCCTTCTCCCGCTATTACGAGCCAGACGCTACGGACGAGAACCTGAAAGCCCTTTACGAGCGCATGAGGGCAGACGGCGTCGAGCCGCTGATCATGCTGTTCAAGGCGCCCAATGGCCGCGTCATCGCCTTCCATGGCAGTGCGGCTGGATACAGCCACGACCTTGGACGGGAGATCATGGGGCTGGGCGATCTGAAGCTCCAGCACGGCATCTACGACCCGCGCAAGGGCCTGTCGGGCATGATGGGCATCGACTGGTACGCCACGTCCGGGACGCAGGACACGCTTCCGAAGACCGCCATCGATGAGCTTGCGCAGTTTGCACCACGCAATGCTGTCGGCGCTCCGATCCATTCGCTGATGCGCGCCACACTGATGGACATCGGCGGGGAGAGCAAGGAGGACATCTGGCGCGAGACGGGCTGGGCGCAGACGAAGTTCGGTGACTGGGTCTGGGAAATCCCGGGCAAGCCGCAGTTCAACTTCAACCCCGAGGCGAAGGCGCAGCGCGGCCGGCTGGATCAGATGATCGAATGGCCCGAACTGTTCGAGGCCATGCCGATCCTGCGGGATGTCTATCTCGTGGCGAGCGTTGGCGCGCAGAGCGGGCGGTTCGACAGCGCGCAGGCCGTGACGTTCAACAACGGCGACCAGAAGATTGTCCCGCTGATCAATGCGCGCGGCTCGATCGCTGGCTCCAACACGCTGATGGAGACGATCCAGCACGAGATCCAGCACGCGATCCAGGTCTTCAGCGGGTTCGCGTCGACAGGGGCAAGCGCAGCGATCGAGCTTTATCGTGGAACCGCACCTTTCGAGAATGCCAAGGCCCGCTTCCGCCAGATGGAAGCCAAGCTGTTCGAGAAGTATGGCGACGCCAGCCCCGAGCTGTTTGAACCTCTTTCTGAAGACGAAGTCGAGCGCATTGCGGCGTTAGAAGTTTATTCACACAATCATGGAGAATGGCAGGCCCGCCAAGTAGAATGGCGGTCTCGGATGCCCGCAGAATGGCGCTGGGCGAACCCGCCGGGAACCGAGGTCCCGGGCACGAAGGAAGACGTCAATGAACGTCACACATGGGCGACCCTCAATGACCTCCGCGCAGCTCAAGGCGTGCAGCGATCAGGAGATGCAGGCGGAAATCCTGCGGCACGGGTTGCGAGCGCCCTTGCTGGCGATCAAGCACCTGCCGCTGAGAGCGCGGGAGCAACTGACGGTCAAGATAATGGCGGCGGCGAGGGAACTGGTAGCCTCGCCCAGCGCGTAAGCTCGGACGAACGCGCCGCTGAAATCCAGCGCGTACTGGACTATTTCAAGGCCAATCCCGAAGCCGCCTATGACGCATCTCTGTCATCCATCATGGCGGTGGCTGATGCTTCTGCCCGTGGCGTAGATCAGGCCCGCATCCAGTTCCGCTCGCAGGTCTCAGCCACGCAGGCGAGGCGACTGGCCGCGATCAACGCCGGCGTCATGGTGCTGGACCGCTATCTGGCTGACCATCCCAACGCATTCGAGACAATGCGGGTTGGTGAGATCGCTCGGCGCGCTGGCGTGCCAGTCGAGACTGTCCAGCGTGCGAAAGCTGCTGAGACGGGAAGTCTGGCGCAACTGTCGGCTGGCGGCGTCAACGCGCTCCGCAGCTTTGTCGAGTCGTCTCAAATCAACGCGCACATTCAGGTCGACAACTACGAAGTCTATATCCGCAAGGCCCGTCGCTTGGACGAGACCGGCAATCTGATCCGGACCCTGGACCTTTCCAGCGTAACGCGATCGGACGCCGAGAATGCCAGCTTCACCAAGGGGCGCACGCCAGACGAGAAGCCGGGAGACTTCCGGGAGCTTGTTACGCGGCTGGAGCAGGAAGCCGCAAGCCATGGCTTCGATGCGGTCTATGCCGAGAATGTGCTCAATGAGTTTCTGCCCGATGTCTTGCGCCGCTACGGCTACACCGAAATGCCGGGTGGCTTTCCGCCGTCATTCATTAAGCATGTAGATGCAACAGAAGAGGCCAAACGTTCGTTAGCTCAATCCTCCAAGCTCGACATGTCCGAAGCAGCAAGGATGCAGAGGGCGAGAGAACAGGGGTTTGATGTAGACACGCCGCTGTATCATGGGACGAATCAACCGGTAGATTCATTCGACAGCGGCATGGGGGGGCGCAACACTGGCTCACCATCTTCGTCGCTTGGCATTTGGCTAACCGACAGCCCAGCGGTCGCTGACGATTACGCAGCTTATGCGGGCAAGCGTCTTGTTGCAGACACCAAAACGCATGAGGCAGCGGTAGAGGCTGCACGGAAAAACGCAGAGCGTCTAGAGCGTGCAGCGCAGCGCAACGGCAACTGGGATGCCTATGAAGCCGCGATGGCCAAATGGGAGGAATTAGAAACAGGAGCGTTGCAGGCCGACGATTTGACCGGACAGAATGTCATGCCGGTTTACACTCGCCTGACCAATCCCAAGGTCGTAGACTTTGGCGGAAACCCTGCGCAAGAGCCCGCATTCAGCGAAATGGTGAAAGCCGCTAAGGCTGCGGGGCATGACGGCGTCATCTTCAAAAATCTTGATGACAGCCCGTCTGGGCTGGGCAAGCCAGCAACGCACTATGTCGTCTTTGATCCAAAGAATGTCCGAGGCAAATTCGCCTCCTTCGACCCCTCTCAATCAGGAAGCAGCAAGCTTCTGGCGCAGACAGGAGACACCAAGGATCGCACGGTCCCGCCCCCAAACCTGCCGCCGATGCGCCTCAACCTTCAGGCTGTACGCGAGGAATACGGCGAGGACGCCCTTGCCAGCCTGCCGCCGGAAGTCGTCGCCTACAGCGCACAGGCGACCGATCTAGACCAGTTCGTGCAGATCGCCGTCGATGTCCGCAAGACGCTCCAGAAGAAGCGGCCGAAGTCGCTGTGGAAGTTCCTCGCCACTCGCAGGGTTGTCGGCAGCGGCAATGACAAGCTGGCGTTCTCGGGCATCCGGGACGAGGGCGGCGAACTCCTCAAGATCATTGGCGAGAAGAAAGCGGCGCCTGGCCTGATCGCGGACGAGATACGGGACAGCAAGCGGGTCCGCAGCTATACCATCGAGCACGCGGCGGAGGCGGCTTGGGCGGAAGGATATTTCACTGGGCCATCGCCGCCGACACCGGCCGAATTTCTCGACGCCCTGCGCAACGATGTCGACGGAACGGCGGTCAGCTATGCCGCTGATGATATCGCTGCGGTACAGGAGCGGGAGGCCGCGGAACAGTGGCAGGCGTGGTTCGATGAGAACGGCGTCGACATCACGGGCGATCCGATGTTTGGTCTGCGCGACCAGCTCGCCCAGGTTCTGTCGGGCCAGCAGGAAGGCGCGATCAGCCCAGATGAGGCGGCGCCATTTTTCAAGATGCCGGATGGCAATGCGCTTCTGCAGGGCCTGAAGGAAGGCCCGAAACGCAACCAGCTTATCCGCGAAGAAGTCCGTCGCCGCATGATCGCCACGCATGGCGACATCTTCAACGATGGCACGATCATGCGCGAGGCCGAGAAATTCGCGCGTAATGAGATTGCGGAACGGCAGATCGAGGTCGAGCTTGAGGCGCTGTCGCGTGCAACAGGCCAGCAGGCAGCGGCTAATCTCGCAAAGCAGCAGGCCATTGAGAACCTTCGCTCGAAACAGGTCCGTGAGGTGCTTAACTACAACCAGTGGCTGACGCTGGAACAGCGCTGGGGCAAGAAAGCGCTGGAGGCGGCGAACAAGGGCGACTTCGAGGAAGCCGCAAGGTTCAAGAAATACCAGCTGCTCAACATGGCGATGTTCCGCGAAGGCCGGAAGATAGCCGAACAGATCGAGGCGACCCGGAAGCATCTGCTGGACTATGGCTCCAAGACCAAGCAGCAGCGCCTGTTCCATGCCGGCCGCGACTATGCCGAGCAGATGAACGGGCTTCTGTCGGATTATCAGTTCCGCAACGAAAGCCGGAAGGGCGAGAGCAAGCGCGCAGCAAGAGCCCAATGGCTGCAAGGCCAGATGGCCGGGCTGGACCCGTTCGCAGCCTATAACGATCCGACCAAATCACCGACCGAGCAGATGGCGGAATCCCAAGCGGCGATCGATAAATCCCGCACGCTGGCTGATCTTGCCGAAGGCGTCGATGCCAAGAACTACAAGTCCCTGACCGTGGAAGAACTGATGGGCGTCAAGGGCGAGGCCGACATGATCTGGCGTCTTGCCACGCTCAAGGATCGGCTGATCAAGGAAGGCGAGCGCCGCAGGTTGTCACTGGCCGCTGATGACATCGCGGCCGAGATCGAGACGAACCAGCCGAAGCGCCTTCCCCGTGAACCCATCGAATCCGATACGCTGCCGGCCAAGACCAAGCGCGGCGTCCTCAAATACTTCGCCATGCACCGGACGCTGCAATCCCTTGCGCGCCAATTCGCAGGCGACAAGGATGGCGGGCAGTTCTGGAACTACATTGTCCGGCCGCTCAATGAGGGCTATGCGCGTCTTGCGCTGCTCCGCAAACAGATGGGCAAGGATCTGGAGAAGCTGTTCGGCGTTTACACGAAGCAGGAGCGAGCCAGGTTCTTCAAGGAGCGCATCCACTTCACCAGCCTCGGCGTCAGCCTTACCAAGCAGGGCAGGCTGGCCGTCGCGCTCAACTGGGGCAACGAAAAGAACCGCCAGCGCCTCATGGACTCGACCGGCTGGGATGAAGCTGGCATCCAGTCTGTGCTGGATACGCTCGACAAAAGGGATTGGGACTTCGTTCAGTCGGTATGGGACTATCTCGACACCTGGTTCCCGGAAACGAACAAGGTGCATGAGGCAGTCCACGGTGTGCCGATGGACAAGGTCCAGCCACTCGCCATTGCGACCCGCTTCGGCGCCTACAAGGGCGGCTATTACCCGATCATGTTCGACCAGGAGCTTTCCTCGAAAGCAGGTCAGCGCGCGGTTGAAGCTGAAACCAAAGGCGCTGTTCCCCGTGTTGGCGACCGGACCCAGCCCGGCTTCGGCAAGAAGCGCGTCGAAGGCAGGGTCACGCTTCCGCTTCGTCTCTCTGTCATCGACGTGGTGTCGAAGCATCTAGATCAGGTTGCAACGTCGATTGCAACGGAGGAGGCATTCTTCGATGCTGGCCGTCTGCTGAAACAGAAGACGGTCGAGGACGCCATTGTCCAGCGCCATGGCCGGCAGGTCTATAACACCATCATCAATACTGTGGTCACCGCCAAGTTTGGGCTCGAAGGCGCAAGTGGTATTCTCAACCATCTTCGCAACGGCGCCACGGTTGTTGGCCTCGGTTGGAAAGTGGCAACGGCGGCACTTCAGCCGCTCGGCGTCAGCAACTCTATCGTGCGTGTCGGCGGCTACTGGATGGTCAAGGGCTATGCCGCCATGGGTACGGACGCCGTCATGATCAAGCGTCGCGCCACATGGGTGACGGAACGCTCGGATTTCATGAAGAGCCGCAGGCAGTCACAGAGCCCGGAACTTTCGGCCCTGCGCGCTTCGATGCGCAAGGGTGTGACGCCGAAATGGGTGACGGACAACCTCTTCGCCCTGATGTCGAATGTTCAGTTCTACTCGGTCGATGTTCCGACCTGGTATGGCGGGTTCTTCAAGGCCAAGGCTGCCGGCATGTCGGACGCCGACGCCGTTGCTGAAGCCGATCAGGCTGTTATCGATGCGCAGGGCGGCGGCGAGATCCACCAGACCGCTGCGGTGCAGACTGGGGCAGGAACGCGCTACAGCGCCGCGCTGCGGCTGCTGACGAATTTTATGAGCTATATGGTCACGACTTACAATCTCGCGACCCAGCGTGCGCGCAACGCCAACAGCATTCCGAAGGTGGCGGCGCTTAGTCTCGATATGGTCCTGCTGCTAGCTATCCCTGTCGCTGGCAAGATGGCGCTTGATGCGTGGACCAAGGGTGGCGGCGGTGGAGACGATGACGATCCGCTGTGGGAGAAATATGGGCGCGAGCAGGCAGCATTCCTGATGAGTCCATTCGTGGGCTTGTCGCAGATTGCGGGCGCCTCGCGTGGTGACGAAGCTTTTTCCTATCGCGGCCCGGCTGGACTTGGCATTTTCGCTGAAGCTACAAACGCTGCAAAGGCTGCGGCCGAACTTGACTTTGACGAGAGTTTTTGGCGACCAGCGAACAGAGTGGCCGGTATGTTTCTTCACTACCCAGCCGCCCAACTCGACGCCACGATCCGCGGCGCGTGGGCTCTTTGGAATGGCGAGACGGACAATCCCGGCGCCATTTTCTTTGGACCTCCGCCCGCGAACTAACGAAACGCCTTCAACACAAATCCGAGCAGCATGAGCAATACCGGGATCGTCAACACGACCGCGGTCCCGAACAGCAATTGCCGGACAACCGTTCCGGCTGACCGTCGACTGGCCCGTTTCAAGCCGGCCCGATAATCCCGATACGCATCTGAACTGAGATCGTCTTCCGACATTGGCCCCTCGGCAGCAGGACGGGGCAAGTCCTAACCGCATTCCTCGCAATCCGCGAGTCCTTCAACCCCGCTTCATCGCGAGGAACGAGAGCTAATGACCGTCGACGCAAACGATCGCCTGAGCGGCCCACATCTAGGCAATGACGTCACCACGGCGTTCGCATATAATTGGTATATCCTCGCCAATACCGAGCTTCGCGTCATCCTTCGCGATGAAGACGGTGAAGACGTCACGCAGACGCTGACGACGCACTACACCGTGAGCGGCGTTGGCTCTGACAGCGGCGGCAACGTCACCTTCGTCACCGCGCCTCCGACCGGCTCCAAGGTCATCATCGAGGGCGTCACACCAAAGACTCAGACGGTCGACTACGAGAACAACGACCGCTTTCCCTATACCTCCCATCAGGCCGGGATGGACAAGATCGAGCGGCAGATCCAGGAGTTGCAGCGGGACGCTGATCGATCGGTCAAGTTTCCACACGGCGAGACGACATATCGCCTCCCTGTAAAGCCGACTAGCGAAACAAAACTTCTCGGTCGCGCCACGACTGGAGAACTAGTCCACGTCGACATTGCAGATGTCAGCGAAACTGCTCTGGCCCTGGGTGGCGGCTGGCTGGACCTGCTTGGGCAGGACTCGTCAACCACGCTGGACGATCTTGAAGGCATCCGGGTCAAGGCGACTTATGCTGACCTGACGTCCATGCCGGAGGGGGAGTTCTCAGCTGGCGATATCATCTGCGTGTATGGACGTACTACAACCAATGACGGAGCTTTCGGGTTCTGGCTCGTGGTGGCTGGAACTGCCATTACCGCAAATGGCGGTACGGTCCTCACGCATGACACGCTCTCGTTCCAGTTTGTCCGGCAACACGATGGCTACGTCTTCATCGAGGCCTTCGGAGGGAAGGCGGATACCAACGTCACCGATAATGCTCTGGCGGTGAACAGGTGGGCGGATGGCGTGGCAGCTGGGTACACACCGTCCCATCTCATCTTCCGGCAAGGCGCCTATGGATTTCTGACCGAGCCGGACGATCTTGAGGATCTGGGGCCGCTCAAGATCAGCGGATCGGCGGCGTGGCTCAAGACAGCGCTGCGCCAATACTACAGCCCGACCGACAAGACGAACGCCATTTTCTGCTTCAAGGGTAACTCTGCTGGTTCACAGGTCGAAAATCTGTCGATCATGACGGCGGATGGATACAAGGGCGGTTCGGCCATCCGCTTTGTGGCAACGTCCAGCTACGCGCCGTCCGGCTTCCGTTTGAAGAACGTCCAGATCACGACGCTGAGCGCGAAGACGGTCAAGTCCATTACGTCAGTGACAAACAACAATCCAGGCGTCTTCACCAGCGCCGGCCATGGCCTCTCGAACGGAGCGGTGGTCAGCCTTTCGAGCGTGAGTGGCGGAACCTTCTGGCAGTACGAGCACAAGTCCTTCTCAATCTCTGACGTGACCACTGATACCTTCACGCTGACCGATCGCGACACATCGACAAAGCTGGACACAACGTCGCTGGGATCGTGGTCGTCGGGCTATGTGATTGAATGCGACGCTTTTGAATACCCGATCAGCATTGACGGAACCGCGAAATCAACCGGCGCCATCGGCATTCGTGTCAACGTCATCGAAGACTGCGAACTCTTCGGCGGTCGTCGCGGGGTTCTTGAAGCGCTTGGCGTCGAGACACTAATAATTTCCAAGATTTCGGTGTTCTCGGCCAATCGCAATTGGGCAATAGTGATCGGCGGAACTGCTGGCGTTCCGAGCGACCAGATCACCATCGACGGGTCTGGAATCGGCTCGCTGATCATGGATCGCGTGTCTACGGTGAATGTCCTTTGCGATATCGGCGGGCATGTCGTCGATACCGCCAATACATCGTATTTCCACCACCACCTTGGTCAGCGTCAGGGCGAAGCGACGACGAATGGATTGACTGGGACCTATGGCAGGAACTTTGGCCAGCTCACAGGCAACCAGACGTTCGAGTTTCTGGCAGTGGATTCCTTGACCGGCACTCCGGCCAACAAGACGTTCAACAACACCTACGCCGCTGCGCCGCGCTGCTTCGCGCAAAGGAACTCGACCGTTCTGGGCACTGTCACCACAACGAATGTACCGGTTTCAAACGCCAGTTTCAGCACGGACACTATTCTCGTTATCGGAGAACTCGCATGATCAGGCGTGAGCGTCAGTCTGTTCGTCCGGACCATATGGTTATTGCCATTCGGGATGACGGCCTGGTGGAGATGTTGCCGAAAAACTGGACGGCGCCGGCATCGGACCGCCTGCTTGGCCTTCGTGAAGCCGTGGCGCGCTGGCCTGCAGAAATGGAGCCCTCGCGGTGGGCTGTTGAAGAAGTTCCTCACGTCCCATTTCCGCCCAATCATTTTGTCATGCGCAAGGATGGCGCCTTCATCTTCACGCCTGTTGTCCAGCCGCCCCGTCAGCTTGCCCCGCTTAATATCGATGATGTACTGGAACTGATCGGGCATTTCTCGGGCGTGGATGACGATCAGCGCGAAGCCCTCCAGAAAGAAAACGCAGCCCTCAAGACCAAGCCTCTCCCCTATCCAGACGAAGGAGAGGCCCAGCCGCTACCGCCCAATCCAGCAGAAACGAAGCTGTCGGAGTATGGGGAGGTTGGCGATCCGGTCGAGGAAGAGATCACCACGGAACATCTTCTGGATGCGATGCGGGCGAATGCGGATGCGGCTGGCGAGGCGATCGGCAAGCTGTCCAGCGAGAAGCGCAGGCGTCTCACCGAACTCCTGAACATCGAACTGGCCGAGCTTCAGCAGCTGCACGGGGCTGCCGGCGAGAACCTGTCCCGTGAATCCGAAATCGAGAAACTTCTAGGGCTGTTCGCGCGCGTTGGCGAGATGTGAGCAATGATCGGGGCTGGGAATGACCGAAATTCTACTGCGCGACCGGCTGGAGCTGGAGAAGCAGCGCGACAAGCTTGCCGAGGTCAATCGGATCGCGTCGATCGAATCCGCAGTGGCGGTCATCCGGACCATCATCGATGCGCACCTCAAGACCTACGCCGAAACCGGTATCAGCGCCGAGGACCTGAAGGCGCTCAAGCAGGAAATGGAGGCCGAATTGAACCAGCAAATGCGTGAGATCGTCGGTGAGTTCAAGTCCATCCTGACCGCGGAACAGTTGGCGCAGAGCAATGCGCTTCTCAAGGCGAACGCTGAAACGCGCAAGGAAATCCTCCGCTACGGCATCGGCTTCGCACTGACCATCATCAGTGCGCTGGTGATCTTCTACCTGACGCGAAACGGCTAGGGCTGGGCACATGACGAAATTCCTGAACGCCTTCCTCGAACTGAAAAACGAGGACGAGGGCACGAAGAAGTTCACGCTTCTCGCAGTCGTTATCCTGACGACTGGCCTCGCGTTTCTCAGCATCAGCGGAGCCTTCGCCAAGTCGAGCGGCGAGCTTATCTCGCTCACATGGATTCCGCGATTTGCCTATGCCTGCGTGGTGCTTGGACTGGAGCTGCTTGCGGCTGTCCTGTTCATGCGTGCGATGCGGGCGCAGGATCGTGTCCGCATGTGGGTCTGCCTCGCTGTGCTACCTTTCCTCGTCTGGGCGAACGTCCAGAACGCGAAAGACGGACTCCACTTCATTATGCCTAACGTCTTCGCGGAATCGAGCGTGGTTCTCAATGCGAAAGCGGACCTTGCTGCGGAGGAAGCCGCAACCCTCAAGACGGCGCAGGATGCCGCTGTCGGCGGAACCGGTCAGGAGCTTGAGCGCGTCCGCACGCAGATCGCCGAACTGAAAACCGAACAGCAACTCATGGCGTCGATGAGCCCGGAGGGCATCTCGAAGGCGCAGAAGTCTCTGTTGGCGCAGGGCCTCTATTTCGGTCGCGTTGACGGGATTAGCGAGGACAAGACCGAAAGCGCGATGCGCGCACGCGGCGAGGCGATCCAGGGCGAACTTGCGACCCTCAAGGCCCGGGAAGATGGGCTGATGCAGGGGCAGGCAAGCCCTGTCTTGGCGGCCAATACCAACAAGCGTCTCGAGGAAATCGCTAACCGGGACAAGGCGCGTGTCGCTGCAGATGCAGAGCTTCGCGCGGAGATTATCTTCTGGGTCGCAGAGTTTGCGCGAAACCTCCTGCTGTGGGCTGCCGTGACGAGTGTGTCGGCTGCTGCAATCTCGACGGCCCGGCGCCGTGAGGAAGAGCTGGCCGACGCCGAGCACCAGAACAAGCTGGCGGCTCTATATGCTCAGCGTATCCAGCCGGCCGCGCCAGCAGCGGCGCCTGAACCAGAACCGGTCAGGGCTCCCGAGCCCCAGCCAGTCGCAGCAGCCGAACCCGAGCCGCTGGTTCTCGACACCCCGGCGCCGCCAGAACCAGTCCAGCCTCCAGCAGAGGAAGCCTACCCGTCATGGCGTCCCGGCCTCATGGCCGCGAACCACGCCAGAGCGGCCAAGAAAGCGCGTGAAGAAGCGTACATCGTGGTCCCGTCACTCGTTGCGCGGGACCAGAGCAAGCAACTCCAGGCAGCTGAATAAGGGGCAGGGCAATGGCCAAGATCGGTGTCGATTTCGGGTCGACCAACACCTGCGCAGCAGTCTTCTGGGAAGGCCGCGTCCGCATGATCGAGATGAGCGGCAGCGGGATCACCAGTATTCCCTCTGTCGTTACCATCGTGGATCAGGATGCCTTCACCGGCGCCGAAGCTGTCGAGAAGGGCCGACAGTTTCCCGACTACGATTTCCGCAACTTCAAGCGCAACCTGGCCGTCAAGATCAACCGCGACGAGGACATGGCGTTCCAGACCTGCGAAGGTCCGGGCGGCGTCATTGCGTATCGTGGCCCGGGCGGCTTCGTCTACACGCCCGTTGAACTCGCATCCTACATCCTTGGCGAAGTCATCGCCGCGGCCAATGAGTTTCTGGCGCCCAATGACACAGTGACAGGCGCGGTGCTTGGCGTCCCCGCCACATTCGAACCGCAACAGATCGAGGCGCTGAAAGAGGCGGCAAGGCTAGCTGGCCTGACGGATGTGTCCACCATCGAAGAACCCGTCGCAGCGGCGCTGGCAACCGGCGTCGATCGTCGCAAGAAGACATGGCGGCCGTTCATCGTGGATTTCGGAGGCGGCACGCTGGACACGAGTATCCTGTCCCTTGGCGACGGCAAGGCCAGCGTGTTCGCGAAGAACGGCATTGCCGATCTGGGCGGGGTCGATTTCGACAAGCGCATTGCCGACTATGTCGTCAACCTCTGGCTGACGGAACATCAGAAGGACCTACGTCAGCGCGATGCGGCCATGTCCCGTATCATGGTTGAAGCCGAGGCCGTGAAGAAGCGGCTCTCCGATCGTGAACGCACCACGTTCCGGCTGGACAGCATCGACCGCACCCCGGATGGGGTCAGCCTCCACATGATCTACGAGATTGATCGCAAGGTATTCAACGAACTGACGCGGGATCTCCAGGAGCGGATGCTGGACGCCTGCAAGGCCACGCTGGATGACGCCAAGCTAAAAGACCCGAACTTCTCGCTGCGGGATATCCATGACGTGCTGCTGGTCGGCGGCATGACGCGGGTTCCGGTGATCCGGGAACAGATCGCGGCCTTCTTCGGCAAGGCGCCGCGCAAGGACGAGAACCCGGAGCAGATCGTGGCTCAGGGCTGCGCCATCAAGGCGGCAATCCTCGAGGGCAGGCTTCCCGACATCGATGTCAGCGACATCACCAGCCATGACATCGCGATCGAGACGGCGAACAACATTCCGGCCATCGTTGTCCCGCGTGGAACGAACTTCCCGCTGCAGAAGACCATCACCATCGCCAATGCAGAAGACGGCCAGTCCGAGCTTTCGGTGAGGCTGCTCTATGCGACACGGTCCCGAGCGGAAGACTGCCAGATCCTCCAGGCAGAAGACATCGCGATCGAACCGGGGCCGGCCGAGACGGTGAAGCTCAAGCTGGTCATCTCGATCGATGAAGACTGCCAGCCTTCATTCGGCCGGGCAGCGTAGGCGTAACAGGCGGGGCTTTCCGTGAACGAACACCTCAAGATGGGGCCGCAAGGCCTCCGCCTTCTCATGGACTTCGAGAAGGGCGATGATAGCGTTCCCTTGTCTGAAAACGGCGCAGCGCTTGCCCCGTATGTCTGCCCGGGCGATGAGCTGACCATTGGTTACGGCTGCACGCACTGGTTCGACGGCGAGCCGGTGCAGATCCATCACCGGCTGGAGGGCGAGGCCGATGCGCTGCAACTCCTGATGTTCAACCTCACCAGCTATGAGGATTGCGTCCGGGGTGCGCTGACCCGCGAGGCCACCCAGAACCAGTTCGACGGCATGGTCTGCCTGTGCTTCAACATCGGCAAGGCTGCATTCCTTGGAAGCTCCGTCCTGAAGTCCTTCAACGAAGGCCGGATGGAAGACGCCGCGGCGAACTTCGGCCTTTGGACCGGATCAACCACGGCAAGGCCACGCAAGCAGCAGATCAACGATTCCGAATACGCCCCGAAGCTGAAGCAGAACCACAAGGGCATCTGGTGCTGGATCGGACCGGAGGGGCAATACTGCTCGTACATGCTCCGGCTGGAAGGGCTTCTGTCTCGCCATTATAGCGAGGCCCTGCTTTTCATGTCGCGGGACTGGACCCGGACGCTTCGCTCATCCACAGCCATGGAACTGACGCTGGAGCCGACTGCTCCCAGCCTGGCGGAGTGGGATGCCGGCAAGGGCAGGTGGATCGACAAGGTCCGCTACAGAACCCCGTTCAAGGACGTTTACGCGCGCGCCTATGACGATCGGCTTGTTGAGGCTCCCACACAGACCCCAGCCGACAAAGTCGCTGCAGCCTCCGTCCAGAGTCCAGCAAGCGCAGGTGAGCTTATCCTCTCCACCAAAGCCCCAGATCAACCTGCGGCGCCGGTCGCGACGGTGTCCAAGGAGGGCGCGGCGGTTGAAGTCCCAACCCCAGCCGCCGCGTCTTCTCCTGCTGCAACGAAAACCAATTCAGCGAGTGCTGCTGAATCGCGTCCCGCTCCGGGGTCTGTTGCCCCCCCACCTAGCCCCTCCGGAGCGGGCGCGAGTACCCTTCCGGCGCCTGCACCTCTTCCGAAGGTCACTCCGGCACCCGCTCCGAAACCGGCCGAGCCTCCCGTCATCGCCGGTCAGGATGGCGCGAAGCCCAAGAGCCCTTGGACCGTCCAGCCGGAAGAGGTCCACTACAAGCTGGACCCGAGTGCTGGCCTCAAGCCGCTTGAGGACAGCGACAGGGCGAAGGCGTTCGTCATGCAGCGCCTGTTCCTGCTGGTGATCTATCTCGGCGCCGCTGGCCTCTTTGGTAGCACATTCACGGCGGGTAGCGAACTCCTGATGAAGCATCCGGCGCTGATGAGCGTAATCCTCGATCTCGGCGTTCCGCTTGCCCTGTCACTGCTCGCCCTGTTCCTCGGAGCGGTCGGCAAGTCATGGGCGGACTGGCGCCGGCACTGTGCGCAGGAACGAGCTTCGCAGGGGCTTTACTAGATGCCGTTCCTCAACGCCGTTCTCTGGCCCGCCTTCCGGTTTGTCGAGAAGAACCGCTGGGCTCAGATCGTGCTCGGTCTCGGCATCGGTTGGCTCATCATCATGATCTACCTGTGGGTGAGAGACAGCGGAATCCGGAAGCTGGAGCGCGAGAAGATCAAGGCCGATCAGGCCCGAGTCCGTGAAGCAGTAAACGAGCGTAAGGACGAAATCATTTCTCAGGAGAGAACCAGTGCAGATACAGCCTTGGAGGCTCGCAACCGTGAGTATCCTCCTACCAGTTTTGATGAGCTGCCAAACGACGAGAAACGGGTCCTCGACAGACGTTTTCGAAGCGGTGAAGCCTCTTAACGACACAGCGGCGGAACTGAAGAAAGAATTCTGCCGGGGCCAGCAACCTCCCGAAGTTCCAAAGGAGCTGTTCGACACGCTGGACGACTTCACGAAGTCCTACATACGGCAGAACAACCGGCAATTCCTTGATGCGGGATGCAAGGTCTGACATGCAAAGGCCGCCCTGTTTCCAGAGCGGCCCTTAAGCCAGCAGCACGCTGCGTGGCGGGTAGCGCCTCGACTTTCTGACCCCCGAGGCGAGGGCGTCTCTCAAGGAGCGCGTTGAAGTCGCGGGCCGGGCTTGAGTACCGGCTAGGGCTGTTCCCTGACAGGTTCACCCGGGGGCTCCACTGTCATTCGTGCGCCTATTCCCGACAACCGGGGAAAGGAAGCGTGTCCATCCACGCCGCCGCGACGCAGAGAGAATCACCTCGGAAACCTTATAGGTCAAGGCTTTTTCGGCCTTTCTGACTTTTTTGGAAATCACCCCGTTTTCGACTGCAACCCAAAAGAAGGAGACGTGCCTTGGACCAGAAGACGAAAGACCTGCTAGAGTTCGCCGCCGACGTCCTCGGTGTCGTGATCCTCGCTGACATCGTGTGGACGATGGTGTTCGGTCAAGCCCCGCCCGTGAAGGGCTTCCACGACATGATCGCCTTCCTCGGCACTGTGGCGGCCTGCTGGCTGGGCTGGAAGATGCTCCGGAAGAACAAAGCGTTCGGCTAACCCTCCCTCCTCCATCAGGGCGGCTCTTATTGGGTCGCCCTGAGATGGGGTTAGGCCAGAAACTTCGCTCGCTTTTCCTTTGGGAGCGCCAGCAACAGCTTGATTGCCAATGCGGCGGGGCCGCTTGGTCCCTCTGCTGCGTAGGTCTGCGCTGTGCGAGGGGAAACGCCTAGCACGGATGCCGCCCCGACCTGTGAAAGGCCGAGGCGGCTGAGCGCCTTCCGATATTCGTCGGCGGTCATTCAGACCACTCGTGCCATTCGCCGCACGGAAGATCGAGAACTCGGCTGGGTTCCCCAAGCTCGATCTGTGGCGCTGTCTTGTGCTTCCAATGTCCATATGGCGCTCGCTTGGCAAGCTTCTTTGCCTGCTCCAAATTCTCCGCAACGGCAAAGAACAGAGAGGTTCCGTAGCTCACGCTATAGGGGTCGTCCCACACGAACAACTTGCCGACAGGCCATGGAGCAACAGCCTCTGGATCCCCAAGAGCAACCAAGCGCTTGTGCATGGCGAGTTCAACAGAGGTTGGCTTGCGGAAACCTTTAGGTAGGCCAAGCTCTCGAAGCCGGTACGAGTCAAAGCGCCGGAATTCGCCGCTTTCATCGCTTACGTACAAATCCTCATCGTCCATGTTGCACCTCCTCGCGCCCCGTGGATAATTCCCCGCAAGCGCAATTCCATCGTACGCAGTTTCTGCGTACTGTCAACTCAGGCGAGCTTGTTTGCGTAAAGGGCCTGTTGAGACAGGCGCAGTTGAGATTGAATAGAGATTCAAAATAGGTCGCCCTGAGTGGTTCTACTCGATCGTATTCCGTGGGATGGCTTGCTAGTCTAGTTCGCTAGGCTTCAGTGAGCGCATCACTGCAACCGACCAGATCGTCAGCGCAGTCAGCGACACGAACATATGAACGGCGCTGGTGGTCGCAAAGAGATCGCACGCAAAGCCAATAAGCAAGGCGATCAGGAATGTCAGGCGAAGCGCGTAGATCATCGTGAGCCGTCCTTTGCCTGTTTGCGAACTAAGGTTACCACGGACCAAGATCGAGTAGACCTACTCTCCCCCTCATTCAGAAACCGTGGGAGCGGGGGAGAACAGCTCAGTCTGGCGCGTTGCGTTTCCGGCTTCACGGTCCATGAACCGGAAAGCAGGCTCAGACCCCTCCCAGTCCCTGTCCCACACAAACCAAGCGTTTCGCTGCGGCGGGCTTCCCTCGCCCGTGAAATCCAGCTTCCAGCGCATCAGGTAGCAGTAGGAGAACGGGTTGGCGTCCAAGAGCGCCCCGAGTCCGTTCGACCGTGCGGCTGGCCAATCCCATGACAGCAGCAGGGCGCAATACCGCCATCCTGGCATTCCCAGCGTGTGACGCAGCCAGCGGCCATGGCCGTCCCGGGCGTTGATCTCGGCATAGGGCGGGTTCGTGATGATGGCTGGCGCCCGCGATTCCGCGTAGGTGTAGAAGCTGCGGACCTCGACGCCGGGACAGCCATGGTCGGCCACATCCGAGACGGCGCAGGGGAGGCCAAAGGCTTCGATCTCCCGCGACATGTGCCCATGGCCTGCGGCGGGCTCCCAGACGCTTCCCAGCTCACGCAGGCGTGCGCCATCCTTCGCCAGCAGGCCGCGAATGGCTTCCGGCTCGCCCGTTGGATAGAGATCCAGCGCGCGGCGTTTATGCTGGTCCGGCCTGACCTGTCTTTCCTCAACGTCAACAAGTAGCTCGCCCGGATCACGGTTGGCCTGACCGGAGATGGCGCGGAACAGCGATTTGGTGTGCTTCGCCAT